AGTACAAGCACCAATTGGAAGCTTCTCGAATATAAATATCTATAGGGTCAAACATTCAAAGACGAATCAAGACCTTTATATAACTAATGGTGACATATGCAGGTAATGACATTTAAGGAACATGCTCAGTTAGATGAAGCACTTCCTTTTATGGCTGCAGCACGTATACTCAGTTTTGGATTATCAAGAGCTGGTATAAACGTTGCTAAATTAGTTGCTCCTTTTCCTTTTGGAGGAATAAAAGGCGCAATAGGTGGAACAGTATTAGGAAGCATAGCTGCTAAATATGGTTGGAATAGTATTATAGAAACTCAAGAGTTTGGAACTCAATTAGTAATGGATATTGCAAAGGGTTTAGGTGGAAATATTTCAGCAACAGTAGCAGCTGCAATATTTGAAAAGGTATTAATTGTTGGAGCTACAGTAACTTTAGGAGCTTTATTATTAGTATTAGTACCAGCGAAAACTCGTAAGAAAGTATCAAAGTCAATAAAAGGTTTAAAGAAAAAGAAATTAAAAATGTCAGATATAAAAGCTATAGGTAAAAAAATAAGAAATGAGAAGAACATTTAAAGAATTTGAATCAATGTGGGAAGACGCAGCAGCAAATTCTGTAGGCGGTGGTGGTGTATCAATGCCAGCAGATGCAATGGGTAAAGCAGCTCATAAAAAACATAAGAAAAAAATTTACGATGGTAGAACTAAAGAAGGTAAGGCCTTTGTTAAAAGAATACTAGATAGAAGAAACAAGAAAATGCTGAAAGGGAGCAAGATAGATGAAAACGTTTAATGAATTTAAAAAAGAATTAAGTGAAGCTTATAAGTTTGATAAAAACGACTTTAGGTACTGGAGACCTGGTGGAATGGAACTTAAGCTAAGAAATGGCGCATACGGATATGATGTTGAACAGGCATTTAAAAAGGCTGGATACGATGTATATGGTAGAGATGTAGATATTAATAGAGATTCTATTAAATTTAACTCATACAGTAAGCATTGGGGAACAGATGATAAAAAAATACGTAAAGTAGTATTAGATGTTCTAGGTGTAGATATAGAAAGATTATAATATGAAAGATTTTGTTATTAAAATGTGGGAAAGAATTAAATGGTTCATTCGACTCTTTCAAAAAAGATATACCATTCATGTATCATTCGATAATCAATGGGGTAATGGTGACGACCAAACTTACTTACACGTACGTAAGATAATCAAAGCAAATTTTAAAGAACTTAAGTTTAGAACTGATGATAAAAGAACTGTGCATATAAAAGGTATGCAAGGTTTAAGATATAAGATAGAGGACGAATAATGATTGAAAAAATAATTTCAGAACAGTTAGGTGTTGATATAGACGCCGTGACTGATGATAAAAATCTAATGAATGACTTAGGCGCAGATTCATTAGACACAGTACAATTAGTAATGGATATTGAAGAAGAATTTGATATAGAAATTACTGATGAAGATGCCGAATCACTACATACAGTAGGTGATATTAGAAAATATATAGAGGACAATACATAATGAATCAAATGATGATTGGATTGGTACTTATTCTTGGACTAGGAGGTTTTTATCTATATAATGAAAATCAAACTCTTACAGAGAATAATATCAAATTAGAAGCAGCCGTTGAAGAACAAAAACAAACAATGGCTATAATGAAAGAGCAATACGAAAAACAAGGTAAAGCTCTTATGAACATGAGTAGAGTAAATGCTCAAATAGAAGCTGATAAAGCTGAATATTTGGCTATATTTTCTAGGCATAATTTAGATGTACTTGCACTAAAGAAGCCTGGACTCATGGAAAAAAGATTTAATGATGCAAGTGAAAAAGTAATGGAGGGACTTGAAGATGATACTAAAGAATTATATAACCTTAGCAATCCTACTATTAATAACTAGTGGTTGTTCTTTATTAGGAACGAAACAATTAGAGGTCGTATCTAAACCTGTACAAATAGATATCATGCAACCAGATTTACCAAGGACTGTAGATTTAACAGCACCAAAATGGTATGTTGTATCTGAAGCAAGAATAACAAATCCATGTAAAAAAATAGAAGATAAGAGACCAAAAACATGTGACTTATCTGAAAGAGAAAATCCTGATTGGCCAGAAGGTTATACATATCTGGATAGATTCCTTGATGAAATGAAGGAACAAAATAATGGCGAAGTAGTTTTTGTAGCTACATCAGTTGGTGACTATAAAGTTATGGCTGAAGATATGCAAGAACTTAAAAGATACATAAAACAATTAGGTGAAGTCGTTATATATTATAGAAACGTTACGATGCCTAACGGTGAGAAAGGTGTCGGAGTTGGAGTACAAACTCCAGAAAATGTAGCCGAAATAAGAGGCTAAAAACTTAAAATAAACGTTTACAAATCGCACGATTTGTGGTATAATATATAATATAATGAATACAACTACTATAAATGTCACTAAACGAGATGGGTCAATAAAACCATTCGATTTAGATAAAGTTCATAAAGTTTTAGAATGGGCAGTTGAAGATATATCAGGCGTATCAATGTCTGAAATAGAACTTAAAGCTAACATACAACTATATGACAAAATTGCAGCTTATGATATCCATGAGCTTTTAATCAAATCAGCAGCTGAATTAATTTCAGAGCATACACCAAACTATCAATTCGTAGCAGCTCGTCTTATATCTTATAAGATGAGAAAAGAAGCTTATGGAGAATATACACCTCCACCACTTACTGCTATTATAGAAGACAACATTGAATTAGGAGTATATGATGATGAAATCATTAACATATATTCTGAAGATGAAATCGTAGAGCTTGATGCTTATATAAAACATGATAGGGATGATACATTCACATATGCAGGAATGGAACAATTTCGCGGTAAGTATCTTGTTCAAGATAGAAGAACAAAGAAAATATACGAAACACCTCAAATACTTTACATGATGATATCAATGACTCTCTTTGGTAAGTATAAAGAGAACAGATTAAAATACGTTAAGGACTACTATGATGCAATATCTCAATTCTATATATCACTACCTACACCAATCATGGCAGGAGTTAGAACGCCAACTCGACAATTCAGTTCTTGCGTCCTTATTGAATCAGGAGATTCCCTTGACTCTATTAATGCTACTGCTACTTCTATTGTTAGATACATAAGTAAAAAGGCAGGTATAGGAATAGGCGCTGGCTCAATAAGAGCAAATGGTGCAAAAGTTGGAGATGGTTCAGTAGTACATACTGGATTGATTCCATTCTTAAAATATTTCCAATCAGCTGTAAAATCCTGCTCTCAGGGAGGTGTAAGAGGAGGAGCTGCAACTGTATATCTGCCCTTATGGCATCATGAATTTGAAGACCTAGTAGTACTTAAAAACAATAAAGGCACAGAAGAAAATCGTGTAAGACACATGGATTATGCATTTCAATTTAATAAACTTATGTATGAAAGATTATTATCAGGTGGTAATATAACTTTCTTTGACCCTAATGATGTTCCTGGTCTATATGAAGCATTCTTTGTTGACCAAGAAAAGTTTAAAGAGTTATATGAGAAAGCAGAACGTATGACGAGTATAAGAAAGAAAACATTACCAGCACTTGATGTGTTCCAAATGTTCTTAACAGAAAGAAAAGATACAGGCAGAATATATCTTATGAATGTAGACCATGCTAATGACCATGGTTCATTCATAGCAGAAAAAGCTCCAATAAGAATGAGTAATCTATGTTGTGAAATTGATTTACCAACAACGCCACTTAATAGTCAAGATGATGAAGACGGAGAAATATCTTTATGTACATTATCAGCAATCAATTGGGGACTTATAAACGAGCCACATGAATTTGAAAAATATTGTGACCTTACAGTAAGAGCTCTTGATGAGTTATTAGATTATCAAGGTTATCCAATACCAGCAGCAAAGCAAGGGACTCTTAATAGAAGACCTTTAGGTGTAGGTATTATCAATCTAGCTTATTTCTTAGCAAAAAGAGGGCTTAAATACGACGAATCAGCATATAAAATTGTTGATGAATATGCTGAAGCATGGTCATATTATTTAATAAAAAGTTCAGCAAACCTTGCCGTTGAGAAAGAAAAATTGATATATAATACAGATACGAAATATTCTTTAGGAATACTTCCAATCGATACTTATAAGAGTGCAATAGATAATCTTGTAGAGTACAGAGAACGTTTACCGTGGGAAGATTTGCGTAAGCAACTCAGAGAAACTGGCATCCGGAACTCGACTCTAATGGCGTTAATGCCAGCCGAAACAAGCGCTCAAATAAGTAATAGTACAAATGGTATTGAACCTCCAAGAGCTTTAGTATCATATAAACAGAGTAAAGATGGAGTGATGGCGCAAGTAGTGCCAGGTTATCATCATCTTAAAAATAAGTATGATTTGCTATGGGAACAAAAATCTCCCGAAGGCTACTTGGCTATATGTGGTATATTACAAAAATATATAGACCAAGGAATCTCTGTTAATACTTCTTATAATCCAGAACACTATGAGGATAATAAGATACCAATGTCAGTGATGATACAAGATACTGTCACTGCATACAAATATGGTTTAAAACAACTATATTACTTTAATACTCATGACGGCGCAGGTGAAATGAAAGAAGATGAACATCATACGTATGATGGAACAGAAATAATAGATGATGAGGACTGTGATTCATGCAAGATTTAAAAAATAAAATAAACACAAGAATGGATATTCTTCAAGCTTGGATGGAAGAAGATTACCATTTAAAAAGACCACAAGTAGTTTATGACCATACACTTACAATAAGTAAATTTTGGTCAGTACTTTCAGAAGAAGACAGAGAATATATACAATGCGCTCAAGATGCAATAACAGAAAAATCAACAATATCATGGAAACATAATGCCAATACTACAGAAAAGTAAAAAATCCCATTTAGAAAAACACATGTTTTTAGACGAGCCAGTTGACGTTGCTCGTTATGACCAAGTTAAATATCCACAAATAGATAAAATCACAGAAAAACAACTAGGATTCTTTTGGAGACCAGAAGAAGTAGATGTATCAAAAGACAAAAAAGACTTTGGAGAATTAACCGACCATGAACAACATATATTCACGTCTAATCTCAAAAGGCAAATACTTCTGGACTCTGTACAAGGTAGGGCCCCGAACCTTGCTTTCCTTCCTATTGCTTCGTTACCCGAAATTGAGAACTGGGTCGAAACCTGGTCCTTTTTTGAAACTATCCATAGTCGTTCTTATACTCATATTATTAGGAACGTTTATGCAAACCCATCGATAGTATTTGATTCAATGCTTGATGTAAAAGAAATTATGGATTGTGGCTCTGATATCGCAAGATACTATGATGATTTAATAACAGATAATAATTCAGCCACTAATAAAATGCAACATAAGACATCATTATATATGGCAATGCTTTCAGCGAATGCTCTAGAAGGAATACGTTTTTATGTTTCCTTCGCCTGCAGTTGGGCATTCGCTGAGCTTAAGAAGATGGAAGGCAACGCTAAAATTATTAAGTTTATTGCAAGAGATGAAAATACTCATCTTGCAGCAACTACAGTTATGATTAAAAACTTAATAAAAGAAGATAAAGATTTCGAAAAGATAGCGAAAAAGAATGAAGAACAAGCTATTAAATTATTTGTAGATGTTATTGAACAAGAAAAAGCATGGGCAAGATACTTATTTAAAGATGGTTCCATGATTGGTTTAAATGAAACAATATTAGAAAATTACGTAGAATGGATAGGATGTAAAAGAATGAGAGCAATAGGTTTACCTTGTCCATACACAGTTCCTCAGATGAATCCACTACCTTGGACGGAAAAGTGGATATCTGGAGGAAACGTACAAGTTGCTCCACAGGAAACAGAAATAACTTCGTATATAACCGGTGGAGTTAAACAAGACGTTGATGATTCAACATTAAAAGGATTAAGTTTATAATGTTTATACCTTGGTTCACAAAACCCGAAACGGAAAAGAAAGTACTACAAGCAGTCAATCTTGCACCAAGTGAAGACATTGTAGAAAAATTAACAGAAATTCATCCAATGAAGCAGATATTTTGGGCTTCAATAATTCAAGTATGTGTATTTGGATTTATGCTATTTGCATTTTGGATGATAAATTTAGGATTAAAATCATGAAAGGATATATTTTAACAATTTGTTTAGCAATGACAGCAACAATTGCTTTTGCATATAACGCATTAGAATACAGAGGGCAACCTAGTAATACTAGTTGTTATGGCCAGTGTTATATTGATTATGTAGCACTTAATGGAACTGCATCTGAAATAGAACAACGTAAACAAGCATTAGCTGCTGAAGATGAATTTAGTTCAATTAAAGGTTTATGGGCAGGATGTGCAGCATGTCATGGTAATGAAGGACAAGGCATGGCAGTATTTCCTAAATTAGCTGGTCAATCAGCAGATTATATAGTTGATAGACTTAATACATATAAGAATAGAGGAGAGGTAGGTGCTATGAGTTCTACAATGTGGGCTCAAGCAGGTATGTTATCTGATACTGATATAGATACTATAGGCAGATTTATAGAGGAGACAATGAAATGATAGAAATATACGGTAAAACACAATGTCCATATTGTGATATGGCTAAACAATTATGCCAACAAGAAAAATTAGATTATAACTACAGTCAATTGGATGTAGATTTCACAAGAGAACAACTCTTTGAACTCTTTCCAGGAGCAAGAACTTTTCCACAAATCAAAATTGATGGTCATGCAATCGGCGGTTATACTGAATTGAAAGAACATATTGAAGGAAGACGGTCTGTGGAGTTCTTAACAGAATGATTCTAGAATGCGAATATTGCTATTCACGAATAGTGATTAAACCAGATGAACCTATTAAAATAAATTTTTGTCCTCATTGTGGTGAACCCACAGATGATTCAGACGAATTAGATTTTAATGAATAATTGGATATATCAAGGACTAAAGTTTGAGCCTGATGAACCTTTTACATTCGAAAGATATGGAAAGGATTGGTATGGATTCGTATATTGTATAACTAATCGAGCTACAAACAAAAAATATATAGGTAAGAAATTCTTTTGGAAGCCTAAAACATTACCTATAACTAAGAAAAGAAAAAGACGTCAAAGACTTAAAGTCGAATCTGATTGGCGTACATATTATGGTTCCAATAAACACTTACAAGAAGATGTACTAGAGATGGGAGAAGATTTTTTTTATAGAGAAATAATCTACCTATGTAAAACTAAAGGTGAGTGCGCGTATTATGAAGCAAAAGAACAATTTGACAAAGAAGTTTTATTAAGTGAAAATTACTATAATGGTATAATCAATTGCAGAATTGGTGGGAATGCAGTAAAAAACTTAAAATAAACGTTTACATTTGCTCAAAAGTATGGTATAATATAGGTATATGACTAAAAAATATAAAGATAATGTTATTCAATTTCCAACGAAAAAAGAATTAACGCAAAAAGAAGAATCAGAAATCCTAGACGAATTAAGTAATGAATGTGTAGAATCATCTCATATACTTATGGAAGTAATGGAAGAGTTTATTAATACTGGTCAAGTAACTGAAGGGTTAATGAATATGGATTTCAGAGATGAGACGGTTCAAGAATCTAGAGATATGTTTGTTGTAATAAATATGTTAAATGCAATGTTTAATCGTTATTATGGTATACCTCATGGTCTACATCAAACACTTGATAATGCTTATATTAAAGTGAAAGAAATGATTCTTATTAATGAAGAAGCAAATCATGATTTAGCTGAATTTGTATTCACTCCAGAAGATAGTGACCAAGAAATTCTCTTTACTCCTGATTTTGATTTAGACCCACCGGAAGAGGACCCAGATGATACTAATTGATTATTCACAAATCGCGCTATCTAATATAATAGTGCAAAAACTAAATGATGAAAGCATGATAAGGCATATGATACTTAACAGTATTCGAATGTATAACAAAAGATATAGAGAAGAATATGGACAACTTGTTATATGTGCTGATGGTATGAATACATGGAGAAAAGAATTCTTTCCAGAATATAAAGCATCTCGTAAAAAGAACAGAGATAGTTCAGGACAAGATTGGTCAGAAATCTTTAGGATTCTACATACAGTAAGAGATGAAATAAATGAATATATGCCATACAAAGTTGTACACTTAGAAGGCGTAGAAGCTGATGATGTTATTGGTACACTCACAATGCAAACACAAGAGTTTGGCCAAGCAGAACCAGTAATGATTATATCATCAGACAAAGACTTTATACAACTACAAAAGTTTAATAATGTAAAACAATTTAGTCCTATACAAAAGAAATTCGTCACTGATAAAAATCCAAGAACTTATTTGTTTAATCATGTAATGAGAGGAGATAGTGGAGATGGTATACCAAACGTTCTTTCAGCTGATGATACATTTATATCAGAAAAAAGCCAAACTCCTTTAAGACAAACAAAGATAGATAATTGGTTAGAAAATGCTGATAATCTAAGAGAACACATGGATGATGAGATATATCGTAACTATCAACGTAATAAAAAGCTTATTGATTTAACTGATATACCAGAAGACATACAAGAAAGTATTATAAATACTTTTAACGGGCAAACAAAAACGCCTAACATGAGAGTGTTAAACTATTTAATTAAAAAAAGATGCAATCATTTGATTGAGGTCGTGGAGGAATTTTACAATGGCTAGAAAATTAATATCAGAAGTCCTAGCAGAAGCAGGCAAAATCGTACAGCGTGAAGAACGTATAAAGTTCTTACGACTAAATAAATCACCAGGTCTTACAGACATACTTAGAATTAACTATGACGATAGTATAGTATCAGTATTACCATTAGGAGCTCCGTCTTATAAACAAGATGACGCACCTAAAGGTTATGAGTATACAATATTAAATAAAGCATATACACAATTTAAGTATTTCTTTAAAGGACCAGTAGCAAACGGCATGAAACCTCTTAAGAGAGAAGGATTGTTTTTAAACTTGCTAGAATCACTTAATCCAGAAGAAGCTGAATTGCTTATAGCTGCTAAGGATAAAAAAATGAAATCAAAAGGTATTACTAAGAAATTAGTTAATGATGCCTTCCCTGGATTATTAGTAAAATAATCCTTTACATTTACCACGTATTGTGGTATAATATATATTATGAACATTTTTATACTCAACAATGACCCAGTGCTAGCAGCACAAGAGCAATGTGACAAACATGTTGTTAAAATGATTGTCGAATCAGCTCAAATGCTATCAACTGTTCATCGTATGCTTGATGGTACTATGGAACGTAGACCATCTAAGTCAGGTGCAATGCTTCAGTATTGGAAACTTCATGACGACCGTGAAGATATAGTATACAAAGCATGCCATTTCAATCATCCATCAACTGTATGGACAAGAGAATCAAAAGCTAACTATGATTGGCACTACAAACATTTTATAGGTCTATGCGACGAATATACTTATCGTTATGGTAAAGTACATTCAACTGATACAAAGTTAAGAAAACATCTAGTGCATTCACCAAATAATATTCCAATGAAAGGATTGACTCCATTCAAACTTGCAATGGGTTCTAATCCTGAATGTATGTTTGAAGACGCTGTTAAATCTTATCGTGCATTCTATCATACTAAACAAGCAAAGTTTAATATGGCATGGACAAAACGTCCACAGCCAAAATGGTTCAATGCTGTATAAATTTCACGATATAAAGGAGATATTAAATGCCAACTGAAAAACAATTTAAAAGAGCAGAAAGATTACTATTAGGACTATATGTATTCATTCCATTAGTCTTCATACTTGAGAGGATACTATAATGCCAACATATGATTTTGAAAATAAAGAAACTGGTGAAGTTGAAGAACGCATCTTAAAGATATCAGAGTATGATGATTTCTTAAAAGACAATCCTCAATTAAAACGAGTATATTTAACAGCACCTCATATAGACCATGATGGTGGTCAATCAGTACTTTCAAGAGCAGGTAGTGGATGGAAAGAAGTACAAGATAGAATTAAATCCGGTATGCCACCAAAAGATAGGAGTAATATCAAAACAAAATGAAGTTTAAACATGAAGCAGTTGACCTAGGTTATAATGACCTTGAAGCAGTTACGGGAGATAAAGGTAGATTTTATACTGACCCAGAAGGAAATAAGTACGCATCAGTTACGACAGTATTATCAATACTTTCAGAAGAAGCGATACAAGCGTGGCGTGCGCGCGTAGGCGAAGAGGAAGCAAATAGAGTATCGCGTATCGCAAGTAGTCGTGGAACAACTGTTCATAACATCATAGAAAAATATGTAGCAAATGACCCTGATTATCTTAAAGGAGAAATGCCACATAATGTACAAACATTTAAAGATATACAACCCGTCTTAGACGAAAGTGTAACAAAGGTTTATCAACAAGAAGCTCCTCTTTATTCTAAACATTTAGGTTTAGCTGGAAGAGTAGATTTAGTTGGTCAATGGAAAGGTGTTGATTCAATCATAGATTGGAAAACATCTCGTAAGCTGAAAAAGAAAGAATGGATTAGTTCATACTTTATGCAATGTTCAGCTTATGCTATTATGTGGGAAGAAAGAACTGGAGTACCGATAAAACAATTAGTTGTTTGTATTGCAGGAGATGAAGGACCACAAGTCTTTATAGAAGACAGAGATAGATGGACGAAAAAGTTATTGGAAACAATAGCAGAATATAAAAGAAGAAAATTATTTGGGAGATAAAATGAATTATCTATTAGAAGCTTTAATTAAAAAGCTAGAAGGCGAGATTGTAGTAGCACATGCTAATATATTAGTCTATCAACGGAATCCAGTAGGTATTGGTGAACATATCGATATAGTAGAAACTATTGAAAAAGAAGTTGAAAAGATAGCTGACGCACATGATAAAATTGAGGCAATAAAGACTTACTGCAAGTAAAAATCTTATAAATAGATATTTACATTTAATAAAAAGTGTGGTATAATATATCTATGAAAAAGTTTAACGAGTTTTTAGCAGAAAAAGCAGGTAAAGGATTGACTATATTTGATATAGATGACACTTTATTTGTGTCAAAGGCTCGTGTAATCGTAGTAAATACAAATACTGGAAAAACAAAAGCTTTGACTCCTATGGAGTTTAATAGTTATAAACTAAGAAAGCATGAAGAGTATGACTATGGAGAGTTTAAATCAGCAAAGCTGTTTTATCAAACTGCTACTCCTATAGGTCGAATGGTAGAAAAAGCAAAGGCAATTATACGTAATGCGACTGCTAAAGGTTCAAAGGTTATTATCGTCACAGCAAGAGCTAACATGGACGATAAAAAGCTTTTTGTTAAGACATTCGAATCTCATGGTATACCAATGAAAGATGTATACATCGAAAGAGCTGGTAATATGAGCGGCTCAAGTGCTGAAAATAAAAAAGTTATATTTAGAAAGTATTTAAAAACGGGAGAGTACAGTAGAATAAGACTCTTTGATGACCACAAAGAAAATTTAAAAGCTTTACTTGATTTGAAAAATGAGTTTCCTTCAGTAGATATGTTTGCGTATCTTGCTAACTTAAAGGGAAGCGTTAAAAGAATAAAATAGGAGAATATTATGCCAATAAAATTAGGAAAATCGCATACAACAATAGACAGAGCTACTAAAAAAGCTACAACAGTTCATCCTTATATAAAAGGATTTGCAAAAGCTGAACTCATAGATAAATATAATGATGATAAAACACGCCCAAAAGATAAACAAAAAATTAAAAACGAGTTAGTCAGAAGAGGTGGAGTTGTATTTAACTAATGAGTAATCTCGATCGAATTAAAGAAGTTCTTAATTTAGAAACTTACTATAAGAAACAGAAAACTTTATTTCGTAAGAGAATAATTAGTAGTGTAATAGCGATTTTATTAATTGGTGCAGTAATATATATGTGGTACAATGGATACGTCTAAACAATGGCATGGAGGAAAGGGTTCTAAAAGAAGGAACTCAAACGAAGACGCATACGCTGATGGATGGGAGCTTGCCTTTGGTAAAAAGAAGCCAGAGATAAAAGCCCGTAAAGAACAACCATCTCATTCTATTACACAAATTCATAAAGATAAGTCAAAAGTTATACCTAGAAAGTATAAATATAATAACGAGGAAGAAATATGAGCATAGATATAGACCAGTTCGATTTTGGATTTACTGCTGTAGACGAAGATGAACTAGAAGTAGTACAAAAACAAACTCAAAAATTAGAATCAACAGCTGGTAAAGCTGAAGAGTCAGAAGAAAAATTAAATAGTTTATATAATGCAATTTTACCTTTACTATCAAATTTAAAAGCAAACCCAGAAAAGGATTACATTTACTGGCCAAAGAGAACAGAAAAAGTAGAAGCCTTTGAGGATTTAATTGCAGGGATAATTAAATAATGCCAGTAAATACTACAGGACAAGGAAATATTTCAATATCTGCTATTAATACAGAGAATTCATCAACAACAAGTAATTCTCTTAAAACATTATCAGATACAGCAACAGCAGGTACAGACCCAGCAGATGGCGCTCCTTATGCAATGTCAGAATTTAGTGGATACACTCATATTCAAACACACGATGTTGTAGTTAGTTTTGGTAGCCCTGTTGGTAAAATTGGATTTAGGACAGGTACTATTACTTCAGGTGCAGATGTTCCATTTGGAACTATTAATTTAAGTGGGTTTAGTACGTCAGATAATACCAATTATGTTCGTATGACATGGTTAAATACTGATGAAAATGGTAATTCAAATTCTATACCTAATAGAGATTGGACAAGCGTTGAGCTGCCCGATGGCACAACATTTAACAGAACATCCTTAACTGAAAGTGGACTTACACAAGGTCTTTTTCCAGCCACAAGTGCTCAATACTCTTCTT